AACACCAGCGGGCCGATCTCCTCGATGGTGACCGTGCGCCGCCGGGCGGTGAGCTGCTCAATCGGGATCGGCACTTACTGCTCCTCCCAGGAGAGTTCCCACAAGGCGAGGTCGGTGCCGTTGTCGTTGATCGACGCAGACGTGATGTGGATGCTCATGGCGTTCGTGCCTGTGCCCCACTCGTTGATCTCCTTCAGGCCCTGATCGGCGTACTTAAGCGTCAGCGTCGCGCCCGTGCTGGTCGTCGCAGCGGCGAGGGTGTCTGGGAACAAGTGGCCGCGCAGGACGTCATCGGTCGTGCCGTCCTGCCGCAACAACGTCAGGGTGCCCGAGCGGCGGATGCGGCCGGGCAGCCGCTTCTCGCGGTAGTCGGCGAGTGTGGTGGCGTCGAACGACGCACGCTCGACGTTGAGGGTGAACGAACGCACCTGGACGGTGCCCGTGACGCCGCTGAAGGTGATGGTCCCGCCGAAGCCGGTGATGAGTGCCATGGTCAGATTCCTTGGAAGGTGAAGGTCATGGTGCAGACGCGCTCGTCGCCTTCGGAGCCGTCTGCCTGTGATTCAGTACGCATCGAGGTCGAGATCGCCGTGAGCACAAGCTTCGCGTACGTCGCGCCCAAGGTGGTCGGGTTGTCCCAGTAGTCCACGATGTCATCGGCCACCTGGATCACGCCGAGCGCCGTGTCGCCATAAATGTTGACCTCACAGGTCACCATCCACGACGCAGCCGGTTGCCCTGGCTGCGTTACTTGGCACTCGGCCCCGGTGAGCTCCCACACGACCGCAGGCGTCTGGGAACCGGGCCGGCGCATTCCGACGGCGACGTCGGCCGTGACGGCGTTGTCCATGTGCTGCTGGAGCGCCTTGGCGACCTTCTCAAGTGCGAGCACGCTCATGGCTTGCCGCCCTTCGAGAGCAGCTTCTTGGCCTCAAGCAGCGCCTCGGCGCTCAATTCGCGCATGATCTTCTGCACGTTGAACAGCGCCCAGCGATAGGAGATGAATCGCCCGGCGACGCGCCCGCCGCTCGCCTTGTGCTTGAAGCCGGATTCCAGGAGGTGGAACACGCGCTGGCGGCCCTTGGCGACGCTGGAGTTCTTCGCCTTGCGGCCGTACCGGACGCCGATCTGTGCAGCGATGACGCCTGCCTGCCCATGCATTCGGCGCGGCGATGTCATTTCAGTCGCGGCCGAAATGGCGAGTCGGTGCTTCATCGACGGGCCGCGGAACCGAGCCATGAGCCACTTCCGCCCGAGGTCGCCGACGTACGGCTTGAGCACCTTGCGGAACACGCGCTTCCGAAGCGCCTCGTTGACGTTCACGGGCAGCCGCTCAAGGGTGCGCCGCAGCTCGGCGTCTTCGAGCTTGATCTTGACGGCGGTGGCGGTCACAGCACCACCTCGACGGCGATGATTTCCATGTTCCTGCGGCGCTGGTCCTTGTCGGTCGCGCCGCGGATGTTGAGGTAGCGCGTCGTGCCCCAGTCGGACCAAACCAACCGGCTGCGCGTCGAGATCGACGGGTGCCAAGGGCACAGGATGCGGTAGCTGCTCTGGACGGCCGGGCCGCCATCGTCCACGCTTTCGGCGGTGTCGAGCTGCTCGATGTGCATGGGGATGACGGCGACGTCGGACCATGTCTCGACGGCCTGTCCGAGATCGTCCACCGTCGTTGCGGGGTTCTGCAACGTCGCGACGAGCCGCATCATGCCATGCGGAACGTGCGCCATCAGCCGATCCCCTTCCCCATCATGCCCGAGATGCGATCCCAGTAGTCGCTCGACAGGACCACCGTGTCATCCCCGCGGCTCTGAACGTGCTGCGTGACACGCTGTAACAGCGCCATTTCGAGGAGCGGGTTGAGCGTGTTCAAGCCGCAATTCACGGTCAGGAGGAGCGGGTACGTCCTGGTCGCGTCCTGCTCGACGCCGCTAACGATCTCGCGGTCGAGCTTGGCGTACTGGAGCCCGTTGATCGTGACCAGCGGATGCTCATACGAGAATCCGCTTTCGTTGAACGACACCACCTGCGTGACCGGCTGCCGGGAGAGAAGTACAAGCTTCTCCGTGTTCGTTGGCTCCACGCCGACGTACTGCGTGCGGGTGGTCGGGTCCACGACCCAGCCGGTGCGCTCCTCGAGCTCGCGCACGGCAGCCGCCCAGGCGATGCCGATGGCCGGATCGTCCTCGGTGTGAGGGATGCGAGCCCAGGCGCGGAACTTGGCAAGGTCCAGGGGCATCGTGCTCCTTCAAGCAGGGGCGTCGGGGGTGCAGCCCGACGCCCCTGCCGATGGGAGGAGAAGAACCGTCAGGCGTTGGTGACCTGGAGCTGCACGAGCGACTTCACGCGGGTGAAGGCCGAGTTCGCGAACGCCATGCCCTGGAAGATGACGCGCGCCGAGCTGGCCGCGGTGATCTCGTCGCGGATCATGCCGATGCCGCCCCACTCGCGCACGGAGAATCCGTCGCGGATGTTGCCGAGGACCGCGATCACGTTCTTGCCGGTGGTTGCCGTCGCGACGTGCGCCGGGAGGTACTCGGTGACGTAGACCGGGAGGCCCATGAGCGTGAACGGAGCCGCGCCGACGAGCGCCGCGTCAGCCGACGGAACGAAGATCGGCACACCGTTGACCACGATGCCCGCGATGGCCGCGTAGACGTCCTGCGGGAGAATCCACGCCGCCGAGCCCCAGTACGCAGCCGGGAGCTTCGAGTAGCGCATTTCGGACAGCTTCGCGACCGTTGCACCGGCCGTGATGGCCAGGGCGCGGGTCGTGCCCGTCGAGGTCGCCGTCGTGATATGCACGTTGGCGTTGACGGTGAAGATGCCCGTCGGCGCGTTCGTGCCCGAGCCGCCGACGTAGCCCCATTCGAGGTTCTTCGAGAGCTGGCGCTGGAGCGTGTCCATCACCTCGGCCTCGATGTCGAAATTGGCCTGCCGGATCAGCTGCTGGCTCACCTGCGTGAACGGGATGCACGGAACGGGCGCGATCGGCACCTCGGTGAATCCGGGGTCGATCGAGGTCCGGGCCGTGGTGGCCGTGTCAGGCTGCGTCCAGGCCGAGGTATAGCCAGCCGTCTCGAGGTTGTTGTAGCGCAGCGTCGGGTAGCCCTGGACGCCGGTGCGGATGTCCGCGAGGTTGCGGACCACGGTGTTCGCATCCAAGTACCGAAGTACGGAATCCTCGTAGAGCTTTGGAATCAGGATGCTGCTCGAAGCGGTCGAGATGATTTCGCGCTGTTCCGGCGCACGGCCGCCCTTGAGGTAGCCGATGAACTGCTCGCGGTACTCGGTCGAGGACCGCCATTCTTCGGCCTGCTCGCGCTTCTCCTTGCCGACCTTCGCCAGCACGGTGTGGCTCGCGAACTTCTCGCGCAGCTCGGCCGCCGACCGCTTCTGGTTGAGCTCCTTGAGCTCGTCCATCAGCTCGGTCGCACGGGCTTCCTGCTCGGCGTTGATCTCGTCATTCGCGAGAATGCCGTTGACTTCCGATTCAATCGCCTTGCGGCGCTCGATGATTTCTGCCTGCTTCATAGCGTGATGCTCCGGTACCGCAGACGAAGCCGGGCGAGCGCCCGGCTGTAGGTGCGAGCTTCGGCGGCCGTCTGCGGGTACGCGCCGGATTCGACAATGGACACCTCGCGTAGATCAACGTCTACGAGGGTGCGCTCGGTGCCCTTCCAGGCGTCCGAGCGAACGATGAAACCGAACGACATTTCGGACAGGACGCCCGAATCGACCAGCGCATAGACGTCCTTCGCCCGCTGCGTGTCGGGCAGCTCGACGTCGAACGCCAGCCCGCGTGTGTCACTCGCGAGCTTCAGGCGCTGGCTCTTGGTGTTTGCAAGCAGCTCGCGCCGGTCATGGCCGACCAGCAGCGAGATGTTCCCGGCGAGGCTCCGGTCGAATGCGCCACGGGCGACGCGCTCGGTGAACGGCTTGCCGCCGTTGACGCTGCGAACGACCAGCGGATGGCTCGGGGCGTCGTAGACCGCGGCGTAGCCGGCGATGCGGTTGCCCTGGCGCTCGAAGCTCGTCGTGCGGACCTCAAGCATCCTCGGCCTCCTCGTTGTCGGGCCCGGTGGCGGCCGACGCGCCGCCAGGCATCGTGACCGCTGGCGTGTCGAGCCCTTCGACGGGAGGCAACCCGAGGTAATGCCTTGCGTCGTTGGGACTCATCACGCCCGCGAGCACGAGCTTCGAGAACGCCATGCCCTGGTCGCGCAGATTGCCCCGCGTGATCGGCGTGGTGTCGATGCGGACCGTCTCGCCGGGACCGCAAAGCTTGCGCGTGAGCTCCGACTCCCACGCGCTCGCCCATGCGGCGATGGCTCCGTCGGCGTATGCGCGGGCCGTTTCAGCCTGGCTCGAAAGCGCCCCGCCGCCCTGCTGGAACAGCATTTCCGGCGGAACGCCAAAGGCGCGGGCGATTTCCTGCACCGAGAAGCGCCGGGACTCGAGCATCGTGCCCGACGTCTCCTGGCTGATCTTCTCGGCCTTCATGCCCTCGCGCAGGATGAGCGGGCGCGATGCGCCGTCCGCGGTCGCGTGCATGTTCATCCAGGCGTCCCGGATGGCCTGCACGGTCTGGTCGCTCATTGCGCCTGGGTGCGTGATGGCGATCTTGCCCATGCTGCCCGTCTTGACAAGCGACGCATGGGCTGCCGACTCGTCGGCCGCCAGCTGCATCGTCCACCGCGCCGCTTCGAGCGGCGAGCGGTACCAGCACGGGTTCAGGTGATCCGGGTAGCAGCCGATGTGCAGGATCTGATCCTGCGCGAGCACCGTCTGGCCGACGCGGTACTCGACGCCATCGTCGCGGATCTCGGCGCTCATGGCGTCCGCGGGCACCGGCTGAAGCTCGGCGACCGACCCGTCCGACCCGCGGCGGATCAGCGCGAGCCCGTTACCGTGCATCAGCGCCGTCGAGGTCGTGTAGCGCCGGAACTCATAGCCCGACTGCCAGCGGCTCGCGTCACGGTTCAGCAGCATGGCCACCGGGTGATCCGGCAGCTTCTGCCCGGCGTTGTCGTACACGTTGACGGTTAGCCGGGCGATGTCGGCCGAAATGAGCTGCGTCGCCCGCAGGACCGCGGGAATCCCGTCGGCCGGTCCGGCCATGACAGGCTCGGGTCGCGTGTAGATCGCGACGCCTGACTTGAACCCGAAGAACCGTGAGAAGAAGCCCACGGTCGCATAGAACACAAGTGCCCAAAATCGTCAAGGGCAATTCCGGCAAACACGGACTATCCGAGCGGACAAGTTGACGCGCTCAAGCCGGTGGCCGTGCGGACTTGGTGATGCTCCATGAGCAGCGCCGCCATGTTCCCCGCAACCACGGCGTCGGTGTTCCCAGAGCTGCGTCCCTTGACCGGGCGGATGTTGCCGACGTTGTCGGCGATGAGGCGCACCGAGTTCAGCGCCGCCCGCAGGACCGGGTCGGGCTCGTAGAACAGCTGCTTCGACTTCAACAGGTCGCCCCAGAGCTTCCACGCCGGTGCCATCGTGCGGATCGACTGGTCCACCGGGACAATCGGCCAGCCCTTGTCTATCCACCGCTTGATGTCCTTCGCCTGGCTTGGGTGCGGGTCAACGCCGATCTTTCTAACCCCGAATTGGTGCATCAAGTTCTCGATTTCTGCTTCCACGATGGTCATATCGTGCCATTCGCCGGGCATGCGGCGAAGGTGGCCCTGCTCGACCCACGCGCCGAGCGGCTGCTTGCACCGCTTCTCGTCGCGCCCCATGTCGGTCCCTGCCCACCAGGAGACGTTCCGCGCCCGGATGACGCCGCCGTCCACGACCATCAAACACAACGTCGTGAGGTCGAGCTGCGGCCCGTAGCCGCCGCGGGACAGGTCAAGCCCGATGACCGCCGGTGCGCCCTGGAGCCTGGTCCAGTCGGACGGCTGCATCTGCCGCTCGAGCACGGCAAGGTCAATGTCGGTCGTGGCGAGTTCGTGGTACCGGCAGGCGAGCTGCGTCTCGAACTCGGCGATCTGCGCCGGGTCGCCCGACTCAAGCATCGTCCGCGCCGAGAGCTCGAGCTGGCCGGGGTCGATGATGACGTTTAGCGCCGGGTGCGCCTTCGGCCATGCGGCCGGGTCTGCGGCTTGGTCATCCTGCTCGAGCCCGTACAGCATCGGCCACCAGCCCGCCGGGTACGGGGTGCCGTCGGCGATGGCCCGCTCCAGAGCGTCCCAGTAGCCCCAGATGGGCCGCGTCTTTTGCTCGGGGTCGGGCGTCGTGATGGCGAGAAGCTGCGACGTCGGGAACTTGGCAAGCCCCGTCAGCAGGCGGCCAAAGGCCTTCTCCATTCGGGCGACCTCGTCGGCGATGACCATGCGGGTCGTGAGCCCGTCGAGCGCCTTGTCGGTGCATGGCAGCGATATGTACCGGTTGTTCCCGTGCTTCACGCGCCCAGGGTGCGCTGGCGTCGAGCCGCCGGTTGACTTCCACTCGGCGACGCCGAGCGTCTCGGACATGACCGCCATGCGCTCAAACGTCTTCTGGGCGAGGCGCGAATCCGGCGCGACACTCGCGAACTCCAGCCGCGTCGAGCCGTCCCGCATGGCCGCCATCAGCAGGCTGGCCGCAAACTCGGTCTTCCCGTTGCCGCGGGCCACCGCCAGGAGTAGCGCCTTCGTGGCTGGCGTGTCAGACTTGCGGCCGTCCACCATGCGTCGACGGGCAAGCAGGATCATCGCCACCATGCATTGCCACGGCATCCAGACAAGCGGCTGGCCCGCGCCAGCTTCCGCGCCCTGCCCGCACTTCAGCGCGAACGCCCTGGCGTCCTCGGCGAGCTGCTCGTCCCACCACACGCCGTGCTCGCCTGGCTTCGCCCGCTCGGCGAGGTACCGACGGCACGAATCGCGGATACGGGCGTTCGCCACGATCGACCCATCGACTACCGCACGGGCGTAGGCGTCCGCGGCGTCGGCGCATAAACCCGGCTTGCGCCGATGCTTGCGCCGCGTCTCGGTTTTGGCGG